TGTTCTTCTTGTTCATTTTTCCCTCCCTACCATTTAATAGTTTGACGAACGAGCGTCATTGCTTCGGACTTGGTCCTCGTGGGAATATCATTCCGACGAAGAATCTTGTAGACGGCCTGCCGGCTGATGCCGAAATGCTTGCCGGTTTCTTTCGGCGACTCAACGGTGCTCGTGTACCTCTCGATCACCTGTCGCTCGACGTGCGGACTAATTCGAGTAAGGCCCCCGCGGCCCACTCCAGGATTCTTTATAGGAGCTCGACGCTTCTTCTTGGGATTGGCCGGAGACCAGTCACTCCAAACCCAAGGCTGCGAACTCCCATCATTACAGACAGACCAGTCAAGACCTACAGGGCGGTTCTGGTCGTCATAGCGTAGCGTCACTTTGGGGTCTCTTTCTAAAATGAAAACCTAAACCCCTTGTGGGGGTCTAGGTGGTTGAGGTCAGTTTTCCTTCTGGTCCTTCTTGGCGCGGCGAGCTTCGCGGATCTTCTGGATCTTGTCGACGGCAAGGCCGACCACCACGAATCCTGCAATGGTACCTACTGTGGCAGCAGTACTCAGTACAAGAGTCTTGGCGATCTCCTTGCCGAAGTTGATGTCCTGGAAGTCCTCGATGTTCTCGTTCTCGTCCATGATATTTCCTTTCGGTATGGGGTCTCATTATAGGCGTTGTAATTCCTGCGAAAGGAAAACCTAAACCCTTGGTAGGGTCTAGGCGTGTGAGGTCACAGCTTGGCTTTCACGATCAGAATCGTTACCTGGCGAAGCGTGTCGAGGACGACGTATCCTCCGACGAGGGCACCGACGCCGAACGCAACGTCCTTACCAATCTTCTCGTAGTCGATTGGGTTTGGCGCGGGAGTCGGGTCGATGCTCTTCTTGGAGTCTTTGTCCTTGACGAGCTTCACCTGGAATGCACGGTTCTTAAACATGGTGTTCCTTTCGCAGATGGGGTCTCATTATAGCCCCAGTAAATCGTGCGAAAACCTAAAGCCCTTGTTAGGGGCTCGAGGCTATGAGATCTTTTCGGGGAGTGGCATCAGGACGAATACTCCTTCACCAGGAATATCGTAAGCAACATTGATTCCGTCTTCCTTCATGCGCGCGATGGCGTCCGCCGGCAGGTCCAACAGCGTCTTCCCGTGGTAGCGGGAATATACTGCAAACATGCCGACGGCGACACCAGCGTAGAAGATAAGTTCGGTCTTGTGTGCCTTTACGAATTTCTTGATTTGTTCTTTCTTCATGATTTAATCCTTTCGTAGGGGTCTCATTATAGGCGGTGTAATTCCTACGAAAACCTAAAGCCCTTGTTAGGGGCTCTAGGCGTTGAGATCAGTTCTTCAGGGCGTCGTTCACGACTTTCGCAATCTTTTCGAGATGTGGCTTCAACAGCTCGTCGAGAAGGTCTAGCATCCATTGCTGAAATTCGGGATCATCCGCCGGATCATCATTCACAACCTTCTTGCCGGCGATGTAGAAGGCAATTCGGTTGAGCGTGTTGTCCGTAAGATTTTCCTCTTTCAGAAAAACTTGATATTCGTTCTCGAGTCCTGTGGTGATTTCATCTCGAAATTCTTGGTCAAACATGATCGTTCCTTTCGTAGGGGTCTCATTATAGGGGAAGTAATTCCTACGAAAACCTAAGCCCCGTGTAGGGGCTTAGGCCTTGAGTCACCTCTTGGTGATCTGGTTGATCGTGTCGACGATCTTCTGGTTGATCTCCGCAGGAGTCTTGTTCTTGAAGTCTCCGGTTATCACCAGCACGTCGTTCAACTCTTCGCCCATGAGAGCGGCGATGTAGTTGTCCGTGACGTAGCAGTGCTCCGGGTTCTCCTTGAGCAGCTTCCTGAGGTTTTCAGTGAAGGGGTTCGACATGAGTCTTCCTTTCAGATTGGGGTCTCATTATAGCCTCTGTAATTCACGCGACTTTTACCGAAAATCCCACCCGGGGAATTTTGAGGATGCAAAAATCAAAGCCCGTGTGAAAGAGACGAAAACCTAAAGCCCGGGTTAGGGGCCTTAGGCTTTCAATCTCCTTGTAGGGGTTCAGTTCATCGAGCTTTCATCACGAAGCCGAGAGCTTTCGAGGTCACGACGTGTACACGCTCGTGCCCAACGATCATCATGATTCCAGCGAGATTGCCGGCGACAACAGCCATCGTGTCCTTGCTCAGTCGGTCCTTGGAAGTGTTTTCCTTGAACTTGTAGAGCTTTTCCAGCGTGGCGGTCAGGTCGGCGTACTCGGTAGAAGTCGGATGCGCGTTGGACATCAGAGTCAGCACACGGTCGATTTCCTTGTTCAGGTTCTCGTCCTTGTTGATGAGGTTCTTGATGTTCATAACTCTCCTTAAATAGGGGGTCTCATTATAGGAGAAGTTTTTTCCGCGAACCCCTAGTTTGACGAAGTCGGAACTTGCTGCACCTTGAGAGTGATGGAATCCTTCTGTGGCATCTCTTCAGGTGGAGTGTGAATATCGAGTTGCTGAACGAGGCGGTTGTCACTCTCGATGACGTTCAGCACACCGTCGTATGCAGCACCACTGTTGACGTAGTTCTTCTTCGCAACCCCCAGCAGCAAGCCCAAGAACGTGTCTACGAGCGTGATAGTGCCGACGATCTCGTTGGCCTTCGGCAGATGCCAGACCTCGGCAAGACCGAAATATAGCGCTCCGAGTGCAGGCAGACCGACCAGAGCCACCCACTTGAGGCGATCGTAGGTGACGTTGCTGAGAACCGACTTATCGGCCGGCTTGTTGAGGTCGGACATCTTCAATCCCCTTTGCGTTAAATTTCAGAAACAACATCGTTGTTGTAATAAAGAGCGACGCGAGGCAGATGAGACTCAACAATGCGAGGTACACCGTCAAACTGGTAATTGAGGGCGGTCCAGGACTCGTGTAAGTTCTCACAGCCGCGTAGTCGATGAGTAATGCGGTTGAAAGAGACTTCATCATCAACGCAATACCGATTTTCGATCGATACCACGGCGATAATGTAGCGTACAACGCCGGGAAAAGAGTGACACAAATAGCTGCAACAAGAAGCATCACTCGAACCCAAATGCGAAGAGTTTCAACGTCGCTCATAGTTTTACCCCCCTTCCATGATAATTCGCAATTGTTCTGCGAAATGATTTCTCTCTCGAATGGATTTGAGAGTCTGAGCTACGGCATGTACTTCGGGGTCCCGTTCTCGTACTTCGCGCAACTTCTGCGTCGACTCCAAGATCGCTTTTCGGGACTCTTCGTTCGATCGCTTGTCTCGTCGGCGAAACCACATTTCATGTATCTCCCGACTGACTAATGCGCTCGCTGCTCTCAAAGACGGCCGAGAAGAACTTCTCACTAGTCTTGGCCATTTCCAAGAGCTCGCGCGTCTGTGCTTCGGACGTTGCACGGGCGGTTCTTTCTACCTCGTAGGCAGCGCGCCAACGATCTGCTTCATCGGCCTTCTGTTGATAGACATACCGAGGAACCAGACGCCCCGTTATCACCATCAAGACCACGATAAGCAGAAGGCCTGCTGGAGTCAGCCCGATGAGAGAAATGCCGTCCAACATTAGGCTCTCCTCCTTAGTCATTGGTCTCTTTCCAGACGCCTGCAACTTTGACCCAAGCCCGGGTTAATTTCCAGACGCCATTGACCTTCACGTATGGTACAGCACGTTTCCAGACGAAACCCTGTCGCACCCATGCGCCGGCAATCAAAGTTACTTGACTGCGTGCAGACAAATCGCTATCGCCCCAAGTGTTCGTGGCCTCAGCCCAGAGATAATATGTCTTCCCTGGATCGAGATTATCGAGCTGGAATACTCCGCTCGGACCGCCCGATACACTAGAGCTCGCGCTTGTCGGGCTCAAGCCATAATATAGCGTGTAGCCTAGAATGGTTGAGCCACCGTTTCCATTCGGTTTGACGTTGATCTTCACCGAGGTTTGTGTCTTGGAAGACGGGATTGGCGCGGCCGGCTTGTCTGGAACGTCTTTCGTAATCACTGAGGTACGGGCGGAATAAATACTCCAACCGTCGGCATTCTTCACTCGGTTCCAGAAATAGTACTGCTGTCCTGGAGTCAAGCCGGATACGTAACCCGTGCCGTCGAGGTTCAGATTCGCAGTGTGTTGTACGTGACTGGGGTTGGTACCCCAAGCCACCTCCCACTCGGTAATCTTCTTTCCGCCCGTACCGTTTGCTGAGCCCTTCACGTTAACCCTCGTGTTGGTGTACGAGGATATAACGAGTTTGTCAGGCCTCGCCGGTTCAGACACGAGACCTCCTAGACGATCTTGAAGTAGATATCGCCGTCAAGACCGCCGGAGGGTGCTGCAGTTCCCGAAGAGATACCAGCGGCCGTACGATAGCCACCCTTTCCGATCGGAATGATCGCCTTGACCAAAGCGATGTAGTCTCGAGTGCGGTTGATCTCTCGACTGCCCCAGCGAACTCGCCCTTCTTCACCCGTATCGGGCACGAGCGAATATCCTGCGGCGACTGCGTCGTCTCCAACTGCCATTTCAATCCTCCTTCGCTATGGTTATGGCTTGTCAGACCAGTGCGTTGTGAGCGCGTCGTAGTCGACCCACTTGTCCGTACCCTCTTCCAGCCAAGAACCGGTAGTAACCGTCTGGCGGATAGACAACGTCGGGTAAGAACGTTCTCCCTCGGAGTCAGACGCAAATATCTGTTCGGTAACCCTGACGATACTTACGGTTCCGTGGTCGTCTTGCATCTCCACAAGATCGCCGAGCTGATAGTCCACTCCGTACGTGTACTGGCTGATCTCACTTACTTCGCCATCGAAGCCAAGAAATGCTCGAGTATTAGCGAGCTCTTGCAATCCTCTAGCTTGAGATCGAGAAGTGACAACAGCTGCAGAAGTACCCGCATCGAAGTCGTCCATCACCACGACTAGAACCTTGCGTTCGAAGCCCGCAATGGATGGATCAACGCCAGGTGCGACGACTTCCTCAAACCCGAGATTCGAGTAGACGTAGGCGATGTTCTTCTCGCCGGCAATCGTCTCGAGCTTGTTAGTGCTCGTGAGGTTCTCAAACTCCGGACTGAATATGACTACCGGATTAGTGTTCTGCTGCGAGGTCCTGTCGCTTCCCGCGTACACCTCAAATATGAGATGCGACGTGTCGTACTGCCGAACCAGTCGAAACCCTAGATCGTAGGGCTCGCAGATCGACTTGATCACGTTGTAGACGGTATCCGGTTTGATCTCAACCGTAATAGCGTCTGGCGGTTCTGGAATGGTGCTTGCTGGAATGGGCGAAGTTCCTCCCGTGATGAACGGGATAATATCGTCCGCATCCAACGTTCCAGTAACGCAAATATTCGTGAACACAGTACGAGCGATGTCTGCAGGTTGATCGGTAATGGTCCACTTGGGGACCGTCGTGAGATCGTCTTTCGCGCTGTAGGCAACCCGACCATCAAGTATCGGAAACTCGATCGAGGGTCCCGAGACCTTGAGTATTCGCGTGCCTTCTTCATCTACGTCATCCTCGACAGTCTCCACCTTCATGCAACGGAAGGAGTCGCTGAGAGCCAACCACGTCCCGGTCTTGAACAATCTCTTGTTCTCAACAGACGACTGCATCACAAGTTCGAAATCTCCGGCAGAGTTGAAACGCTCTGTCCAAATAAGAGACTCGAAGTTGTCCACAATCGTTTGACGACGGAGAAGACTGTCGAGGATATACAGCTCCATTACAAACCTCCGAAACGGGTGTAATGGCCGATGAGATAGTACAAGGGATCAGCGCCTGATCCAGACTCGTACAATCGAATATCGTTATCACCAGGAACCAGATAGATCCAGTCAGACTGTGGCGACAACGCGTACAAGACCGAGCCAAGAAGATTGTTGGATCGATACCATTCGATCTTCTTCTGGCCAGGAATCGTACTGACTTGCAGGGTGTCGTTTGCAAGCATAGGTAGCGAGAAGTCCATGCTCATCGTACCTACAGTTTCGTTGCTGCAATATAGCGTGAAGTTTGTGACGGCACGATCGGGTGTGAACTGGAACGTAATTCCAGTCTCGACGGTACCAGCATTGTTGATGGTAGATGCAACAATAGAGGTCGTCGAATACAACCCGGTATACGTGACATCAGACCAGCGATCTTCAATGCTCCCGAGAACGAAGTCGGGGTCGAAGCACATGATGGAAATATCGACCATCGGTTCTTGACTGAAGAGCGCAGACTCGAACGATTCCACTCTACCTGAAATAAGGTAAGCGGTGCTGTCATGCATCACGAATCGAAGATCGACCGTTGTCTTCGGCATGAAATATGCGTAAAGACGGTTACGCACATCTCGAGGATCCTCGTTGATGTAGTCGGGTTCTAGACCCAGTGTCAGCTTGATGTTCCGAGCCTCACGACGACTAGAGTGGTACTGAGCACCATCCATCGTCGCAAAGCTTGAGGAAACGATCGTTGCCTTCACTGGGTCCAGACCCTGAACCTCTGCCACGAATATGCCGGATGCTACTTCACCAAGCGGCATACTCAGGAGGGAGCCCTGATTGTTGTAAACTTGAACTTCAGTTAGCATTCTTCAGGGCTCCCTTCACAGTCGACAGTTGGTTGTTGGTTTGACGGTAGATCTCTGCGTTAGACAGAGCCTTGGGCGAGTTGTTGATCTGGGTGTACTCGAACTTGGTAGTGGAGCCGACCTCGACCTCTTGGCGAGCGACCTGGTTGGCCTGATATCCCGCAGAAGCGTCCTTAGCCTTTGCGGAACTCGTGCTCGGTTTGATCGATGCCGACAACGCACTCCCAATTTGAGTAGCATCCCGCTTGACGTCGGTCAGATCCAGTACAGGGCGGATGACTGGATTGAAGTTGGCGTCCGTGGTGAGGATGTCAGAAATACCCGACATCGACTTCCGGAGAGCTTCGATAGACTCGTTGCCCATACCTTCAGCAGCCTTAGCGGCCACCTTCGTGTAGTTCACCAAGCCGATAGCCAATCCCGCGCCAGAATCCTCACCGAGTCCGATGAATTTCTTCGACGGAGAATGAGAATCGAGAGCTCTCTTGGCCGCTTCCCAAGCACCCACCGCAAGTTCCTTCGCTTTGCTAGCAACCCTTCCGGCACCGCCAGCCAAGCCTCGGATCATACCCTCGACTACAGCCGAACCAAGATTTGCTCCAGCCTCACCCATTGCGCCCGAGTTGTTTCTGATTGCATCCGCAACGCCGTTGATGAACTTGAGGATCAGCTCAACACCGGCCTGAATAACGCGAGGAAGGTTGTTCCCAACGCCCTTCAGGAAATTCACAACGACATCGGTACCGGATGTAACCAGCTTCCCGACGTTCTTGGCGAGTGCTTTGAGGATCCCGTTCAGGATCTGCAGTGCAGCGTCCGCCATCTTCGGAACGTACTTGATCATGGCCGCGAGCATCAACGCGAGTAGACGCATCAGGGTGGCGATGATTCTCGGAGCCAGTTTGTCAATCGCTGCCAGAAGAGCGAGCAACACCGTAGTGATGGCTCGAACGACTGCAGGAGCAGCCTTGGTGACAGCGTTTGCGAAGGCGACAATGAAGGCGCCCAACTTTGTCGCGATCTCAGGCAGGAAGTTCAGAATAGATCTGACTGCCCCGATAAGAACCGCAACAGCGGCAGCACCAGCGGCGGCAACTGCCGTCAGACCGATACCGAACAACGCCATTCCTCCGCCGGCTGCGAGCATACCGACACCCATGAGAGTGATGGCAATACCCAATGCAATAAGCGTCGGAACCAGTGGCGTCAGAACAAGACCTGCTACACCCAGGACGAGGAATACGCCCGCCAGCATAGTCAGACCCTTAGCGATCTCACTCCACTTCATGTTGCCGAATGTGATAAGCACCGGCGCTAGAAGCTTCAGGGCTGCTGCTACGACGAGAACCGCCGCGGCACCAGGGAGAGCTTCGGTCATCGCAATCATCGCGACAGATATGATTGTGAGGGCGCCCGCCAGAGTAACAAGACCCTTAGCGATTTCGCTCCACGTCATTCCGCCCATCTTTCCGAGTGCTTCGGCGATCTTCCCCAACGAAGCTGCAACGACAAATATAGCTGCCGCTGACAACAAAGAAGTCGGAGGAAGTAGGCCGATGGCCACAGAAATAAGCGTCAGAGCGCCAGCCAGAGTAGTAAGACCTCTGGCAATCTCACCCCAGCTGAGACCGCCCATTTGCTTGACAGCATCGCCGATCTTTCCAAGGGATGCAGCTACGACAAATATAGCTGCGGCCGACAGGATCGACGAAGGAGGAACCAACAGAAGAGCGGCGCCCATGGCGATGAGACCACCAGCCATGGTAACCAGGCCTTTGGCAATTTCGCCCCATGTCAATTTGCCCATCTCTTCCACAGCATCAGCAAGGATCTTGATGGCCGCGGCGAGAAGGACGAGTCCAACTCCTTGTGCGACAGCACCCTTGTTAGCTGCTGAGAATTTGGTGAAAAGAGCCAAAGCGGTGAGCATGACTGCAACACCGGTAAGACCCTTAGCGATCTCGCTCCACTTCATGTCGCCGAAATCTTCAACCGCCTTGACCAGGAGATTGATCGCGCCGGCCAACAGAATAAGACTGAGACCAGAAGCAGAATCAACTGCCGAGAACTTGGTGAAGAGAGCAAGCGACGTGAGGAGAACCGCAACACCGGTCAGACCCTTAGCCAGTTCTTCCCAGCTGAGTCGAGACAGTTTCCCTACAGCGATTGCCAGTAGATCGATCGCGATAGCGAGTGCGATCAACGATGCCGCGATGAACGGCAGCTTGATGAAGCTCGTGCCTGAAGTGACCTTGTCCAGCAGAGCTGTCGCAGCGACCAGTTGGCCGAACATCACAGTGATACCCGCCATGGCTGACGTGAGCCGCTTGGGATCTACCATAGCCAAAGCCACGACAGATATAGCGAGAATGCCGATAGCTCCTGCGATCTTCAGAAGAGCATTAGCCTTCAAGTTCGCCTGCATCGCCCCGAGAGTTCCGGTCAAACCGTCAAGAGCATCCTTCAGATTGTCGAGAGCACTTCCGCCGAAATCGACTTTCAGGCCACCGTTGACAAACTTCCTGAACAGCAACACAAGACCCGCGAGCAGACCTGTGTTGATTCCATCCAGAACTTTGTTGAAATCTCCAGTACTGAAGGCACTGGAAATCATCGTTCCGAGGTGACTGAAGAAGTCCGCGAATTTGTCGCTCAATGGCAAGAATGCCTTGAAGGCGTCACCGAGAATATCGATGAGATTGGACCAGATCTTGGAGATGACCGCGCCGATCTTCTCTAGTGGAGAGAAGCGAGCACCAAGTCGATCCAACCCGGCAGAGCCAACCTTGTCGACTCCGTCGAGGAGATCCTTGATGAACCCGATCAGCAACTGGATTCCCTTGATCGGGAGAAGCAGAACCTTACCCAATCCAACAAAGAAGTTGTGGAATCCTTCGCCCTTCTTGATCGCCTTGTCCAGGGCTACAAGCCAGTCTCCGATGTTTCCGGTGAATTCGAGGAGCCCACCAGACCCACCAGAAAATGCGCTGAACACCGTCTTGACGACAGTTCCTAGACCCTTTAGCACCGAGATGGCGATGCTAAATATGGCGAAGACACCGGCAAAGGTTCGCTTCAGATTCTTGGCAGTATCTGCTCCGATTTTGAGGTGCGAGGTGAACTCAGTAAGGCTCTTGGTAAGCGCAAACAATTGCTTACCCGTTACTGGTGGGAAGATCTCTCGAAACGCGTCCTTGATCGGTTTAATGACCGATACTAAAGCATTGAAAGCGTTCGAAATACCCTTGATCAGTTGAGTTCGTCCGCCGAGCGCCTTCCAGTCATCGAGAACCTTGTTACGAGCGTTCGAAGTCGCTTGAACGAATCCACCGATGACGTTGTTGACGTTCGTGAAGAGAACGGTTGCTTCATCGAAGTTACCGAAAAGAGTTTCGAAGGTCTGCGACCAGCCAGAGCCGACTGCTTCCTTCAAAGTTCCAACCAACTGGGTGAAAGTACGCACCTTTGTGGCGGCGTCTTCAGCAGTCTTTTGCTGCTTAGCAAACCCAGCAATTTGAGTCGCACTAAGACCTATAGACTTCATCTGGGCTGCTGTCATATCGCCGGCCATGATCCGAAGATAGGTCGACATGACGTCGGCCGTTAGCCAGCCTTTTTCGAGCGTTCCGTTGAAGTCCTTCTGAATATCGCCAGCCTTCACGCCCTTCTTCTCGAGTGTTCCCATCGCCGTAGCGATCTCGAGGATGCCGCGCTTCATGTTGGCGTTACCCATACCTACGTTCTGGAGAGATCTCCAGTCCATAAGCGTGATCTTACCCGCAGATAAAGCTTGCGAAAGCTGGTACGCAGCACCAGCAGCGCCTTCAGCAGAAGTTCCGGACGCGGCGGCCTCATTGGAGAAACCCTTGATCATCGAGGTGGCATCCTCGAGCTTGATACCCGCGTTCGTGAACAGACCAATGTTCTTCGTCATTTCGCCGAAGTTGTAGATGGTCTTGTCCGCGTAATGGTTCAACTGATCAAGAGATGCTGCAACCTGTGCAAGCGTTGTGTTGTCTTTCGCAGTATTCGCCAAGATCGTTTGGATGGAACCCAGCTTTAGTTCGTACTCGCTGAAACCAGCCATAACTGGATCCAACGAAAAACTCTTGAGCATGGCCGCGCCGGTGGAGACCGCTTGAGTCGCGATGTTAGCCAGAGCAGTTACTCCGACGATACCCATCGTACTGAATCTTGAGGCGATGCTCTGAACGTTGTTGGCGATCGAACCGATGCCCGCAGGAATCCTAGAAAGTCCCTTGTGGAGATTGTCAATGCCCGAGGTAGCGCCCTCGAGTTTCGAAGCCTGCTTCAAACCAGCCAGCGACTTCAGGGTAGATGCGACGCCCCGCTCGAACTGAGCGTTGTCAAATTTCATCTCGACTACGCGAGTATCGATGCTGTTACTCATGCGGAGCTCACCGCCTTCCATACCCTCTCGGCTAACTGGTCAAATATAGGACGCATCGCCGGGTTGATGTAATCCTTACCCTGTACGTATCCGCCGGTTCCTGTGCCATAGCCGTACTGAAGCATGATGGCGACAGGAAATCCGTTCTCAACGTCGGTGTTGATCCATGTGATTCTTGCTCGACCGCGACCCCCGGAGACTTTGTAGTCCCACGAATCGGCCGCTAAGCCGGAATCTCTAGGGGTCGCGGAAGCCAGAGCTTTAACGCCTTGTTGTCCGGCTGCTTCCAGAATGCTGCGAATATCCACTTTGGATACTCTTCGCAGGAACGCCTCCGTTTGTTCGAGGTCGCCCTTTGATGTGATGGATATAACACCCACAAAGGGCTCCTTTCCTAGGCGTTAGGTTCCGGAAATGTCGTCGAAGACGCCGGTCCTCAAGATGAGCAAGGCGTTGATCTGTCGAGTCAACGCCTTGATCTGCGCGTCGGTCTCTTCGATTGTCGGCGAGGGAATCGCAAGAAAATCGCGATTGCCAGGAAGAGCTGCGGCGACCTTGTCGAAGAGCTCCTGCATGTTCTGCGCGATCATGTTGTTTCGCGCCAAGCTAGCAATGCCCGCGTCCAGAAGATCCTGAGTGATGGACTCGTCAGATGAACTCACCGTCCAAACACCGTCCACGGGACCAGTAACCTCGATTACTGGTTGAGGATCCGGCATCCCGTTTGGAAAGGGAATATAGTAAATCAAGTCGATCGGTTCGAAAGTGGCTGTAGTTGTGGTCATCGAATTTCCTTCATCGGATCAGCAAGAACTTCTGCGGCCCAGTTGGGATCGCATTGGCCGCTCCAGCGGTGCTTGCGTTCATGAACCTGACCCGGAACTGAGTCGTTGTGATGTTGTCGAAACCCCAAGCAACGGGGAAGTTGGTCGAAGGAGTGACGTTCATCGCAAATATCGCAAGCGGCAACCAGCCCATGTTGTGGGTTATGGTAACGAAACCGCTAGCATCGGTGTTGGTAGAAGTCATCACAAAGATGACCGCGTTGGTTCCGTCAAGGTTTCGATACCACGACATGTTCGTCGTACCAACGGTATCGGTTGACTTGAATGAGGTGACCCAGCGAGTTCCACCATGGGTGGTTCCGGACTGAACTCGAACGACCGCACCAGCGAGTTCAAGCGCAGTGTCTGCGTCGGTAGCCCGAGTCCAGGCGCCTGAAGCGACTACCCAAATTCCGTTCTGCGACGCAGTGGTCTGGTCCTTGCACAGTACTCGATCGCCAACAGCGAGAGCGATGCCGTCGATTGTCTGAGTGCCGGTCTGGGTGATGTTGGCAGTCGTAGCAGCCTTGACGAGAAATGCTGCATCCAGACCATTGACGCCCGGGTTTCCTTGAATCCCTTGGGGGCCGCGAACATTACCGGCATCGACAGGAGTCCCATCCTTCTTGGTGAGAATGAGGTTGTCGCCAATCACGTCGCCGTCGACAATCGTGCCATCTTCGATCGCTTGCATACGAGCAGCTGTGAAGACTGTAACGGTAGCCATGTTTCCTCCTTGTCTATAGCGAGCTGATGGAGACGGTGTCGACACCGGTCGAAACTACCGAACCCCAAGTAATGGTGTATTCGGTCGGATCGGTTGGGTCAACCACAAGAATATTGTCAGGAGCAGTGATGGTGGCTGTTCCATCACCATTGTCATCGACCTGAACGGTAGCGTAGACCTCGAAGAGATTCAGGATCTCGAGTTGAGTCGGAAAACGAGCATCTGCAGCTTCGCTTCCGTAGAGAATATTCTCAAGGTCTGTCAGAATTCCCTCCGGGGCAATTCTGGAGTCGATAACGAAGTGTGCCGTTGGTTTAAAGCCCAACCCCGTAGCTACTGGCGGTACGGCTTGTACGAACCAAGTGAGTGGTTCCAAAGCAGGCGAATCACTGCGGGATTTGTTGTTCCGTTCGGACGGCGCAGCCAACGCATTATAGACCAAATGAATCTTGTATCCACTGTCTGGCGTCATGTCGTCGTTGATCATCGTTCGATATGAGAAGCCGAACGGCTTACGCTTTTGCTGCGTGACGAACAATCCCTGATAGAGAGTTTTCACACCATCACATGCGGCGAATTCCGGTGGACTGGAAATCGCGCTGATGGTGGCTTCGTACTCCTCGGCCGAAGCAAGGCTGAGGTACTTGATCCCATCGAGATAGTACGATCGATGTTCTCCTCCACTAGGCTTCTCAGAAACCGAGATGAGGCCGTTCCAGACGTAACCGATGTCATCGACGTACAAAACGCCTCGGTCGACGCCATCTTCGTAGTAACGTTCGCCTGGGTTTCCCCAGCTAAGTCGTGCCACGTCATGCCTCCTCTCAGCCTCTTGTGCCCATTTGGGATCGTCGTTGTGCGTTCAGTTCCCGCTGCTTTTGAAGCATTTCGGCTTTGCTCATCTTCTTCGACGGTTTGTTCTTTTCATTACAAACCTGAATGAGCGTCAGCAATCTGTTCAAGTGCCAGTACTGACATTCGAATGGAATGTTCAGCGCAATCATCCAGTAATAGATGATCTCAGCTGTGATGATCTCTCGGCTCTTGGCTCGGTTGTCGTTGAACCAAGTAGCCGTCATCTTCTTGTTGATGTACTTGTCAATCTCCTCGAAGTTCTCTTTCGAAAGCTTCTGGAGAATTTCCCCCGGGGGATTTGGGGTCTCGATCATTGCCGAAACGTACCAAAGAGTTTCTTCTTCAGTTTTCTCGCTCGAGATGAACGGTTTCTCGAAGAATGACTCCCATTTTGACAAGGAGACCAGAGAATGCTCGAGCTCCAATGCATAGGTCTCGGGAGAGACGAACTCTTGCTTCTCCTCATCGAAACCTTCAGGGGACATTGGAACCAGGAGGGTAAGCATTCTCTGGTCTCCTTCCTCAGGGGTGGATCATGCGAAGTTGATGGTCCAGTCGTTGTCGGACTCCTCGGTGAAGGAGTAGCCCGGAGCCGGCTCCGCGTGAACCACCGTGTCCGCGGTGATCGGGCCGTAGGTGCCGGTAACGACCTCGCCGTCGATGTAGTAGACCACACCGGTGACGGTCGGGATCGTGATGATGTCGGTCGCCGCGTTGTAGGTCGGAGTCTGGGTCTCCACCTCGGTGACCGTTCCGGTGAACAGAGCGATGACCGTAGCCGGAGTGGGCAGCTCGGGATCCGCACCAGCGGTTCCGTACAGCATGTCCTCGAGGGCAGCCAGCGCCGTGGCGTCCACCTTGGTCGAGTCGATCGTGAGCGAAGCCGTGGGCTTGTAGGTGGTCGCCCCGATGGTACCGACCGCAACCGGCGTGGTGGTGATCTCCCAGCTGAACGTGATGGCCTCCGGCGAGTCGTTCACCGTGGTGTAGGCCTTCTCCGACGGAGCCGCGTCCGCACCGTAGACCAGGTGCAGCTTGTAGCCGGCGTCCGCGTCCAGGTCATTGCCCACCTTGGTGCGGTAGCTCAGACCGAAGGACTTCCGACCCTGCTGACCCAGCGAAACACCGGGAGAAGGCTGAGCGGAGCCGTCGCACTGACCGAACTCCTCCGGGTAGGTGAAGGCCTCGAGGGTCGCACCGAACTCTTCGGCCGACTTCAGGTTCAGGTACTTGATGTTGTCCGCGTACTGGGGAGTCGACTCAGCGCCCGAGGGCGACTCAGTGACCGACACCAGGCCGTTCCAGGCGTAGCCGTTGACGTACTGGCCCGACGCGTTGGGAATGTACAGGACACCGTGGTCGGCGCCGGTCTCGTACCGACGTTCACCGACCTGGTCCCACACGAGTTCCGCCATGGATTTCTCCTTCAGAAATAGATGTTGAAGACGTCGTGATGGAGGTTTCCTGCCGTGAAATGCCTTTCAAAAAGACACATAGGCAGATCAGCGACCTTTTCTGGGATCGCGCTGTCGGGATCCTGATCGATGACGGTCACCTGGTACCGCACAAAGCGGTAATAAGGCTTGTTTCCAGCGAACTCCGTCTCCGCATTGTCTCGATTGTAAACAATGCATGGATACGTCATTTGCACGTTGGCCGGAGGCTGGAAATAAACCTTCTTTCCTTCTCCGGCAGCCTCTTCGAGGAGACTATGGAGCAGGAGACGCGGTTGGCCCATTGTAAACACCTCCCAGCCTCAGGAGGAGACGGGGGCTCTGCACTTCGACGTCTGAAACCGTCCACAGAACCCCCATCCACCTGATGTAGCGAATGGCAAAGAAGTGTTCGTTGGCGTACGCGTCAGCGACAATGCTGATGGAGTTTTGCACCGAGAGGTCGTTGTTGACACTCTGACCCTCGCGGAGTTGGCGTGTGTTCCGAATAACATCTCCGTAGTACTTGTACTCGGTGATTTGGTCTTCCCACACGCCGCCCGGCTTCTCCACCGACTCGCCGTAGCCGATTTCGCCGTAAAACTTTGCCATTTTGACGATCTCCTAAGAGATAGAAGATCAGGCCGTCGGCCGGGTGAAGGTCCAGTCGTCGACCTCGCTGTTGGCGAAGTAGTGCGTCGAGTCCGGCTCCGCCACGACGAGCAGCGACTCTCCCGGGTCCAGCGCCGGCTGAGCACCCGCGGTCAGCGTGGCGCCCGTGTCACCGTTCTTGTAGGTGACGCCGCTCTGGGTCGGGATCGTGACAACGCCGGTGTTCTCGTTGAAGGTCGGAGCGGTCGGGGTGATCAGCGTGTCGGTGCTGTCAGCAACCTTGACGACGATCGCGGACTTGATCTTGACGAGCGCACCGGAGATGCGGGTCTCGATCAGGTACTTGTACTGGTTGAAGTCGATGTCGAAGTCGTCGAACAGCGACACCTCGCCACCCTTGTCAGCGCCGATGTTGTAGTCGGCCAGGTTGACGATGATTCCGAACAGGTTCGGCATGGTCTCCATGACCTCGACGGTCACGATCTTGTCGACACGGAGCTCGGCGGCCAGCTCCTGCTCGGTCTTCCACATCCGCTGCTGGAAGCCGTTGCGGACCAGCAGCATCTGGGTGAGGAACGCCTCGGTCGTGTAGAGGGTCGGCGTGCCGGTGCCCCGGTAGAACTTGCGGGAGGCGATGATCTGGTCGACCGCAGCCATGACAGCGTCGCTGCTGCCGTCGCCGAGGTTGATGTTGATCGTGGTGGCGTACAGCTCGTGCTCGTTCAGGATCGAACGGATGCCGGCGCCGTCGTTCGCCGCGGCCGGGTCCTTGATCTTGTCGGGGTTGGGCTGGCCCGGGTTCGCCGGGTCCTCCACGGGACGACCGTCACCGATGAGGATCGCGCGTGCGAGCTCCTCCTCCAGCATCATCCGCATCTCACCGCGCATCCACGGCACCACGTCGAAGTCGGTGATGTCGATGATGTCGTCGCGGTCCAGCTTCTGCTTCTTGTAGACCGTGGTCGGAGTCGTGGTCCGGGCCGAGACCGAGAACCACTCTTCCTTCTTCATGTTGCCCTTGATGTAACCCAGGGCTCGCGCCGACTCCATCGTGATGTCGGCCACGACCGAGCGGATACGGGAGAACGGGCTCTTCTTGGTCCCGCCGAGAACGCCGGCGACCCATTCGGTCTGCCGCTTGTTCCACTCGGGGGTGTTGGTGAGGTTGCGGGCCTCCGGGAACAGCACCTCGAGGTTCTCGATGCCGTGGGAGAGAGCGTACTGCTCGACGGCCGCCTTCAGCGAACCGCGGGACTCCGCGTCCTCCATGATGCTGCGGATGTCGGCGTGCGAAAGTTCGTGCTTCTCGAGCGTGCCGGCGCCGCCGCTGTTCTGCTGCTCGAAGACGTTCCGAGTCATGTCGGATCCTTCCTTGTGTTCGAGGTTGTCCTCGTCGGTGGTGTCGGCGTTGTCTCCGCCGGTGTTGTCGCCGTGTTCGGCGGAGTCAGATGCCGCGCCCTCGAGCGCCGCACCGATCATGTAGTTGACGACGTCCTTCTGCTCGTCGGTCAACGAGTCGTAGACCTCTTGGATGGTGGCGTGAGCGAACTCCTCGTCATCATCGTGAGCGATCTCGTCGAACTCCAGACCGAAGTGCATGATGGCCGCATCCTCGAGCTCCTCGAGTTCGCCGTCACTGTGCTGGATGGTGACGTTGTCGATGAACGCACCTGGGTTGGCACCTGCGAGGCAAATGCTCACCTCGCGAATGATGCCGTGGAAGACCTGCTTGGACCGCTCGACGAGCTGGTTGGCGAAGATCGAAAGGGCGTTGACGTCCTTGTGAGCGACCAGAGCCTTGGCGGTCTGACCCTGCGGCGTGTCGTTGAAGTACCCGTGGCAGTAGACACCATCGGGACGAGCTTCGAGAACCGCGTGACCCAGCACGTTCGCCGGATCCTTGTGACCGTGCTGCCACACCAGCGGAACCTGCATACCGTCCATGTGCTTGAACGCTTCCGGCATGATGGTACGACCGTCGGTGCACTTGAGATTGGCCTTCGTGGCGTAACCGCTGAAGTCAGACTTAAGCAGCGTTACTGTCATTTTGACCATCTCCTCCCTTGACTAGTTGTAGACCTGGCTCCGACGGAGCTGGCATGTTGCTGTTGCGAAGTTCATCGGCCTTCGGATCCTTTGCAGGCTTCATACCGATGGCTTGCCTGATCTCGTTCGCACTCGTGATTTCGTTACGAGTGAACTTGTCCGCGATCTCAGCGATCTGCTCAACCGGAACAAGCTTGAACGGGTCTCGGAAGTACTGAATCGACTGTCGTTGCGACCGAGCCGTCTTCGTCAAGAAAGAGCGCCTCATGGACTCAACAACCGCCGTCACGATCGGCTCGATAGTCCGATTCATGTAGTTCAGCATGACCTTCTCGTCAGCAGTACCACTCATGATCTCCTTGGTCAGACCAAGTTGGTCGTAAACCATAGCGGTGAGATACTCAATCTCCTTGAGGAGGTTGTTCTCAACCGGCCGGTTCAACTGAGTGATCTTCTCGGTTCCATCTGTATAAGCGATACCGTACTTGCTGCCCATCAGCTGGAACTCGATGTCCTTGCGTCTCTGTTCAGCTTGATCTCGGCGTTGCTGAGACTTGATGACGTAAGGAAGCTGAATGATCATGTCGAGCTTGCCTGAACTGATTCGATCATCGAGAACATCCAGAAGGTTGAGCTTCCGGATCAGTCGCTGAAGAGTCGAGTTCGCTTCGTTCATCACCGCGTAGAGCGGGTTTTCGACGATAGCGACGTTCTTCTTCGCGAGAGTGATCTCTCTACGAATGCCACCAGTCTTCTCGTTGTCGTCGTAAACACTCACCTTGACGTGGCGAGGATACCAAGCAACGATCTCACCAACTCGCATGGAATTGATGTCGTAGCCACCAGTGACATTCGGATTGAGCGTCGTGTCGACTGGAACAATCGCCGCAACGCCCTTGTCGAAGAGCGTCATAGCGATGTCTTGGCGAAAGGCTTGGGGAGATTGGTCGAGGTTCGGCTCTACCTTCAAGCAGTCGTTGAGACCACTGTTGACTTCCTCGGCGAAACGATCGTTCTCATCCAATCTCACATGACGAATAGCGACAGATGCTACGTCGATACTCAGCCGTGTGTAAATGGAGTTGATGATCGACTTCTCAGTCGAATATGTCGTTCGCTGTCTGTACGGTCCTCGAGGTTCGAAGTTAGCGCTGCCGTAATTGAACTGCTGCGTTACCTCCAGATCAGGCCTGGCGAAGGCGTTCCAAGCGTGGGCCAATCTATCCATGAGTTTGCCCATGAGTCACCTCCTTCCTGAGTGAGAATCTCGACGAGTTACTTCTTGTCGTACCTCTTGTCGTCCTGCTTCTTCTCGATTCGGCGAGAAACAGCAGATGTGGCCGCGATTCCAGCAACACCCACTGGACCGCCCAAGATGAGAAAGACAGCCTTTTCGCCACGAGTCAGTCGCGTTGCTGTTACTCGATCGGGATTCTTGAGGAAAGCAGTGGTCTGCTTGGCAAGTTCTTTCTCGCCTTTGATCCGAGCCGCAGAGCCTTTCTGCAAACTCTTGACGTTGTCTTGCTTCTCGAAAAGTGCTTCCTGCTCTTTTCCGAGGCGACGACGAGCGGATCGAATTTGAGCCGCGTTAGCTTTGACCCGATGCTTGCCCCACTTCATACCGATAACGCCGTAGTGGGCGAGCTCTTCGAGATTGGGCTTCTCTTCGCCATAGATGAGTGTCATTTGAACGCCTCCTTCCTTGGTCTCTGCTCACTAAGCGATCTGATTTCATCGCCGCCATGCTTCTTCAGAAATGCTTTTGCTGCTTTTACTTCTTGACCGGTGATGTCAGATATCGCGATCGGCCTCAAAGATTTGGCGCCATCCAACACGATGATAGGGAGTTCGGATATGAAACCCGAGTCCATCTCATCCAACAAGATGTTGTAGCCCTTTTTACGTAGGTTACCGTAAAAGACTTTGTTGAAGTCTGATTTTTTGTTCAAAGCAATTCTTGTGTTGGCGTCTTGATACCATGCCTCGGCGTCTCTATGGTCAAAATCTTTGTCGAAACGTTTGACGCCTTTGGGTGGCCCGATTTGTTCGATAGTTTCCTTCAAGGTATCGAACGCTTCTTTCTGACTTGGGCTCTTGAGCGGCTCTTTGGCCACCATCACGCTTACTTTGTCAGCCGCCATCTTTCGAATGAATTTGAACCGAGAACCAACTCCAGCGGCCATCGTTTGAACGTAAATGTTCTTGTCTTTCTCTGTGAAAGAGAAATAGTTGGTGCCTTCGGCTCCAGAAGAAGCGCCGATTTTCGAGTCAAAGACCCGTTGAATCCGGTAACCCTTTTGAATCGTGATTCGACCTTCTTTATCAATAGAATAAGAAGGCTTTCTCCCAGAACCAGTAGGTTGTTCTTTGCGAACACCCCACTTCATGCCCTTGACACCGTAATGCATCAACAACGCCTCATCCAGGGGAGGCTTCTCTTGACCAAAGATCATTCAAACGCCTCCTTATGGGCTTTGTAGGCTACGTAGGCGTCCATCATGGCTGCCACGTTGTCGATCTTCTCATCTTGCCGGCGCTTGAGAAGCTTCCGGTTACCGTTGGTGTCCTCGAGAGTGATGGCATTACCCATTGTGAAGGTCATCAGCGATTCGTCGAATATGAGCATCCGCTCGGAGGCGAGAATCTTCAGCTCACCCAGCGGAACAGACTCAGTTCGAGCACCCTGAATAACCTTCTCGATGTAGTACGGACCATTCTCTTGCTCCCAACGCTCCACAAACTCTTTGGCGTTGTAGGGATCGAAACCAAACGCTCGAACGTCGTACTCAGACTCGGCAATATGCCTCTCGAGGTCGTCGTAGACCTCCATCATGTCGAGAACAGTTCCACTCATGATATGAAGGGTGCCCTCGTTGATGAAGTCTTCGTACTTTGCTCGAAGAGCTCCGGGAAGTTTCATCAGGGTCAACTCAGTGATGTAGCTACGAGTCTTGACGCCGAATTTGTCATGACGGAGCGGGAAGAGAAACGTGAACGCACAGAAGTCGTCACCCTGAGACAGGTCAGCGCCGAGTGCACACGGCATTCCCCAGAATTTGTGCGGGCGATGAGCTACAGTTTCTTCGTAAGTGAAGAAGTAGGTGTAGCCCTCCATCGGAATCCCGAATCGCTTAGCGAGAATATCGTTCCTGGCAGCCGGAGCTTTCTCAGCTCGCTCGACATCTAGATGATAGGTCTCGTAGGTGACTGTCTTTCCGATGTTCGGGTTGGCTTTAACCCACATGGCCGGATTTGCAACTTCCTCAAGTTCGTCCAGCTTGTAATGCCAGATGGAGATATGAGGAGCGTGGTACTCACCTTTGAGAATGTCGGCGAGCTCGAGCTTGATGGTGTCCCCGGAACCGTTTCGCACAGTTCCTTCGGAGCTGATGGCCACAATGATGTAGTCATCCAGCTTAGAGGCGCCTTGTTCGATAGCACCAATGACGTCTTCTCTAAGATCTCCAGACAACCATTCGTCAACGGTGGAGACTTTAGTTCTGAGGCCCTGCAACTTGTTGATCGACATAGGTCTGATCTCAAGTAGCGAACCGGTTAAGAAATTCTCGACGCCTTTCTTTGTCGAGGCCAACTTGACACGGTTGGCTCGAGAACCTGTCGTGTTTTGGAGCGAACCTTCAGTCAAGAATTTGAACAAAGGCCCGCGTGCGCGCGTGATAGCGGTTCGAATCGGCGACATGACCTCTTCGGCTTGCTTCATCGTGGGCGCAGTGGTGATCTGATGTGTAGTAGATGTATCGACATTCAAAAAATAGTTTTGAATGAACGACGCGTACATCGATTTGGCTGCACCTCGCGCAACGATCAAGTATTGCTTGGTCGTCAATCGCTTCTTGATGCGCTTTCTGATGTACCTACCACCATGACCGTCTTCAAAGGGCGTGTATACGTCGCGATCGACGAAGTAAAACCATCCGAAGATTTGCTCGCCCCAGAGTTTGAACGAATCAAGCAGATGAAGATCTCCGCCATCAGTCAAAGTCAGTTCGTTCTCACAATAACGAATCCAACCCTCGACTGCTTGATCGTCGTAGTAGATGTTGGGGTTAGCGATGAGAGCGTTGATACGGTTCATCTCCATCGAGATTTCCCGGTTCACCGGAATCTCGCCGCGAATAACCGCGTCGCGAAACTGACCGTAATAGATCGGCGTCGCTTTGTTCGACAAACCCATCGCTAACCTCCTCTCAAACTCGGGCCTTCCTCAGCTGCTCGTCGACGAGTCGCTTCGATTCCGACTGGAAGGTCTGCGAAATGTTCTGCTTGCCAGTGTCGACCAGAAGCTTGCGAGTGAACTCCCTAGCCTTCTGCATTCGAGTCTTGTCGATACCGTTAGAGAGCCTGGAGAACTCCTGCTCGAGACGCATTCGTTTGATAGCGTCTTCGAGTTCAGCGTTGCTGAAAATGCTGGTGGTTTTCTGCTTTTTGGCTCTCAACTGGATCGTTGCGGTTCGCTTTGAATCGTCCGAACTGGACTCAGTCTGACGACTCTTGCGCTTTCCCCACTTCATGCCCTTGACGCCGTAGTGTTCGAGGAACTCGGCTCCCCGGTCGGCCGTGGACATCATGACCTCCAGGTCGTCGTTGTTGAGACGGAACGTCGGGCCGTCCGAGTCTTCCGTCCACAGAGCAATGCGGTCGAAGTTCACCCAGGTGACTCCGTAGTCCCGATCGATTTCATTCGCCGGAGTTTCAGGATAGCCAAGGGTGAGATGCGGCGTCCATTCCGGATACTGCTCGGTTGAATGGTAAGCCTCGTAGATGTTTCGGTTGGTGAGCAAGTTCGATCGGAAGTTCATGAGCTTCTCGTAGTTGTAACTCTTCGAGAAAAACAGAACGTCCGCGTGCTTGTCGCCGAGTTCGCCGCGGTAGTCGACACTCATTCCGAAAGGAGAGAGCATCGACGCCGCGTGCTGTACAAATCCGAAAACATCAGCAAGTTTCTCGGGCGGAAGCGGAGACTCCCCAAGAAACAGAAGAGTCATGTGCGGCTCTTTCTCGCTGGAGAGCTTCCGCACAAGATCGTCTTCTGATGGAAGAGCCACAATGGTTACTCCGAATTGAGAATCCATTACAGCTCCTCCACGAGAACGGGATCGGGGTCAGGATCAGTCCAGATAGTTCCTTCCATCTGGACGTTGAGACGCCAAGCCATCTCTTCGGCTTGCTTCTCGAGCGCCGAAATTGCATAGGAGCTCTGAGGCGGGTCGAAGAGTAGCCGAACTCGGAGATAAACGTACGACTTCACCGAGTTGAGCCGAGGGTCGGAACCGAGGAAGGTGTCCCATGTGGCGGTCTTGTCCTCGATCATGAAACCCTCAGCTGGTCCGACTCCAAGTTGTGTCAGAGTCGAGAAGACCGAGTTGATGTGGGTGAGGATGTCGAGGTCGAAAGCCTCGTAGGCTTCCTCGATTCCCAGAATCTTCTTGGTGCTTGTGAGAATGCTGTCGCTCATGTTGGTCACCTCCCTCGGTTACCTACCATTTTGAGGTTTGGTCAGACCTTCGGCGTGGTGTTCTGCACGAGCTTGTCGAGACGAGCCAGCTCGGCCTGACGGTGTGCCTTGACGTCGTCGAGGATCGAGTCGCCGGAGCCGGCCTCGTCCCTGAGGAACCGAGCCATGTAGTCGCCGAAGCCCTTCTCGACGCCGGCAGCGACCGAAGCCTCGAACTCTTCCTTGCTGTTGAACAGCGCCATGATGTCTTCCCAGTCTGCTGGAGTGGTTGAAGTGACAGGAGTGGCAGGACGACGAAAGAAGTCATACCACTGTTGAACTTCGCGAAGAAGTTCGGGAAAGATCGAATCGATGTACGGCCCGGCGCAGTCCGTCGCCTTCCAGTGTTTGTGGACGAAGACGTTGCTGCGACTCGGACGAGGACGACCGTCGATCACGTTGGCGAACAGCCAGCCGGCGAGGCGGGCTGCAGACTTCCAGGTTGCCTCAGCGACTCGCCAGGTCGGCGAGAGAGTCGAGTTGGCCATCTCGATGGAGATCGACTCGATGTTGCCGGTGGTGTTGCCGGTTGCCCAGGCATACTCCTGAACACCGACGTACTGGCCGATGCGCCCAGAGCTGTCAGACTGGAAGTGAGCCGAAGCGGGTCGGGTCTTCCAGACATCGAGGATGCCTGCGAGGGAAAGACGGCCGGCGTTCATGTGGAACGTGACCGACTTCTTCTTGTAGGACTTGTGGGTGACGTGACCGGTGGCGTCAAGACCGGCGATGAAGTTCGCAACCGGTCTGTCGTACTTGATCGGAGCCGCGGTCACTGGTCGTCCTCCTCGAAGTCGCTCTCGGGAATGGCCGTGAGGTCGCCGGGACCGTCGTCGGTCTTCCGCTCGAGAGCAGCCGGGACGTCTTCGTCGTCGTAGCTCTCATCGACGCTCTTCTGAACGAGCTCGTTGATGTTGGTGATACCCATGGTGTCCTCCTTTCACCAAAGTTTTGTGTCGCCAGGCCTACGTTCGACGAGAGGCTGGGGAAGAAGTCTCTCATCACCGTAGTGGATGGCATTGTGGGTTCGGTGCGTGGTGGTAATCAAGAACTCGGGATCGAGGATGCTCGAGTTCCCTTCGAAAATGTCGTCGGGCTCCATGGGATTCATGTGATGCACGTAGACTCGATCATGAATCTCGTAGCCTTCAACACCAAGATCGCAACCCAGGTCTCGAGCGATGACGTGTTGACGAATACGCTTCCATTCAGCGGATGCGTAGAACATCTGGTTGATGTAGCGATCGAATCCGAAGGTCGTATCGCCTACACCGCCTCGAAGGGCCAAGTACTTGAACCGCTCGTCGAAGGTTCGGATCTTAGACAGTTCTGAATAAGATCTAATCCTCGTAGTCATCATCCTCCATCGGAGGTTGGCCTGCGTAGGACCGCATAGCATTGAGTGCTTCTGCGTACATCGCTTCAACTCGCTGTTGAGAGGCCAGCGTTTCGATCCGAGTCTGAGTCAACTCATTCTCCATGCGAATACGTTCTTGTTCGAGCTTCTCGCGTGAAGAGCCAAGCTTGAGGTAATGCGTGATCACCTGAGCTGACGCTGTTCCCTCTTGAAGTTGCTTCTCGGCAAGATCAACCGCCGCAGAAATGAGTTGGTTCTCTCGAGCTTCTGGAGTTGCGGCCGGTGCCCTACGACGTTTGGGCGCATCGCTTTCACTCATGCGTCTCGCAGGCATTGGCTCAACTCCTTTCGATGAATTACGGCCAGAGCTTCATCACTTCTACCAGTGTGACGAGCGCCAGACCCAGTGAGATGAACGGGATGGCAAGGGAAGTCGGTCTCCTCGAGAAGCCCAAGAAAGTTCCGACACAGAATGACACGAGTGCGAGTAGGTAGAAGAGCAGATACAACGTGTTCATCGTTCCTCCAGCGTAGTTCTGACCTACTTCCCACCGGCTTTCGATGGGAAAGTTTGTGCCAAAAGTTCCCCCGGGGCAAAAATGAGGACGGGCGCGATGCAAGAGGGGGGTCAATTTTGCGAGACCCCCCTCCCCCTACTTCGAAATCTCCCTAGACTTAAGAAGATAAAGTAGTAGCATCATTCTTTGTTACTTTGCGATGCATTCCTGAAACATTCTCACGAACGATCTCATCGATAGCTAGTTCGATGGCTAGACTCTGTTGTGGTTCTGACAATTCATCAGAAGTTCTTACGATCCTTGCAAGAAGAGCAGACGTGTTGTAGCCAGCACGGGTGTCAAAGTTGTACCACTCATCGAACTGAGTGAAGGGATCGTAAGGATTGTCAACAGTAGTTAGCATTGACTCAGCCATCACTCAATCCCTTCTTCAGAGTAGTGACGGACATACCAAGAGCCTCTGCTACTTCAGCCTGGGTATAGCCAGAAGCGAGCATAGCGGTAGCTCTACTCTTCTTAGCATCAGTCATCTTGAGAGGAGTCTTGGGTGTGGCCAACTTCTTGACGATGTCTAGGTTCGCATGGTCAAGAATCTTCTCTAGCTTGTCATTGCTGATAGCGCCAGCCTGAATAGCATTCCACTCTTCAGGTGTGATCTCGATCGCTTGCTTCTCAGCACCAGTTCTATTGCGCATCTCCTGTAGAGCTTGAGACTTAATCTTCTTGATCTCAGGAGGATCCATGTCCGGATTGGCTCGAAGCTTGGCACGAACAGTGGCGTTTGCTAGGATCTGGGCTTGTCTTTCGAGGGGGGCGTTTCTGAGCGCGAGGTTTAGCTTCGCATTCAGGGTGGCCACTTCATTCGAGTAGGCGATCTTTGCAGAAGGCGAATAGGGTGTGGTCTTTGTATTGACCATTGTCTTCCTTGCTTGGTTAGCCAAGTCTTTCAACCTATTCGAGTGATCTGCATAGATTCTCTCGATGGGTGTACCTGATGAGAGGGTGTGTGCATCATCCGTTTCTGCAAGCTTCGTAGAACGGAAGGTGTTAAGCACAGTCTTACCATGCTTGTTTACATACGTCTCACCAGTTGGTACGTACACCTTCTTGCCAGTGGCCTTGTCAATCGGACCGCCGTCTTTTGCTGGACGGGGGGTTCGATTTGGAACTCGCTCCTCCGCCGTTGCCCTCGAAATAAGAGTCGACGCACCACCTCGCTTGCTCTTCTGATATTTCTCTTTGAGCTGCTTGATGTTGTTGTCGATCTCAGATTGTTTGTAGTTGAGGCTGTGCTTCTCTGCATCGATGACAACCATCGAGTGCCGAACTGCTCGAGCTAGCTCGGCGTTGTTTGCCTTCTGGATTGTCATATCGGTGATGAGGTTGGACACAACACCCATCTCAAACTGCTTGGTACGAGACGAAGGAAGTTGGCCGGGTTTGAATTCGACCTTCCTCTTTGCCGCGTTCCAAGTTCCGCCATCCATCGTACGCATTCCATCGTAAGGAGGATATGCGCTCTGAGGATCGAAACCCTTCAGTCCTTCGAGAGGTGGCGAGGATTTGATTCTGCCATGGTCATTGGGAATAACCAAGACAGTGTCGCCATCGAAGTCGGCACCAGACAAACGCTCGGCAACCTTGCTATGGATACCGATTGCATCAGGCGCCATACCCAGAAGTTTCTTCGCTTCTGGTTGACGGTTATTTACGGTGAGCTCAGGGATCTCGAATGTGCCACCGTGAGGGAACCGAACCAAGGCAACGCGAGTTCCGTTGTCATAGTTCGGAGCGTAGACTTCGGTCTCCTTCATCGATGCGATGGGGAGAATAACATGCGACTTTTGATTTCGCATGGCCGCAGCCTTCAGATGAACAGCCGAAGAATCAGCATCATCAGAAAATGATTCAAGAAGCTTCTTCTTGACAGCGGGGTTGGTGAGGTGCTCGATCTCATCAAGCTCATCACGCTTCCGCTCAAACGTCATATTCAGCTGTGTCTTGGCCAGGATTGGACTTTGCTTCGACAACATCTGGGAAGGTAGGTTTCTAGACCATCTTTCCCAAGAGCCCTCTTCGTTGACGATATTCATCGCAGATATGACGTTGTCAGTCTCTGGATCGATGAGTTGTCGAACAACGGCACCGAACGGGTTGTCAGGATCGTCTTTCAGCGTCTTCAACGCATCAAGCTTATTTCCTGTGTTGTTTTTGTTGGTGTTGAACATGAGATCGACACCATCAGGCAGGTCATCCTTGTACATGGCCATACCCTTGAGATAGTGCGTACCATCCACAGCAATACGAACCTGCGCATAGCGAGCATTACCAAGGGAAATATCGCTGACTCCAGGACGGACGTAAATAACACCATCCGCATCCTTTCCGCCTTCGTTGGCGTACCGAACAGCGACACGCTTTGAGCTGACGGAAAGAGGAGTCTTCAGTCCAAGATATGAACGACCATGATCTTCAGAGAAATCAGTGATCTGCTGGATCTTGTCTCGGTTGCGATAGACCTCGGAATATGGAACGTCCGGCTTCGACAGAACCTTGACTGTGGTCTGCTTGCCAGTACCAAGTTGTTCCACCTTCACGTAGTGGACTTTGTAGCCCTGTTCCTGAAGCATCGCAACTGCCGTGTTGAACCTGGTTCGACTCACGCCGACATGATATTCTACGCCGGCACCGATATCGATGTAGTTCTTGTTCTCGACCTGATCCTTGAGCATGTTGGAAGTGGTTTCGAGAATATCGACTCTCTCTTTCCGGCCTGGAGCCAGAAGAGCACGAATCGAAGACTCAGGCTTACCCATGCGTTCACCGATAGCCACGTTCGATAGACCCTTGTCTCTGAGACGCTGAGCCATAGCGATATCCGCTTGGTTCTGAGCGTTCTTGGCAATGGTCTTGGCTGCGCGTAGCTGGGTAGTGGTGATACCCAAACCTCGAGCGATATCGGTTTCGCTCAATCCTTGCTTCCTCAGGCCGGCGACGTAGTTCAGGAAGTTCTTGTTTCGCTGACCTCTGTCGTCATCGCCCGATCCCCAAGGATAACGCCCCGAATGGCGAGGCGTGCCGTAGTGCGCGATGTAGTCGTCCACATCGATGATCACGACTCTGCCTCCTCCATGAGTGCGTTGAGACGCTTGTTGAAGTACTTGATCTTCTCCATGATCGTCGAAATATCGACAGGATCAGGGATGAGGAGCTTGATGTCGTCGTTCTGGTAAATGCGCAGTTCGGTTTCGACATCGAACGGTTCGTAGCGATACTCGAGACAGAACAGCGCAGCATAGATCAGAAGCTGGTCCATGGAAGCCTGAGTCTTTCCAGTCTTCAGGTCGCTGATGCGAAGCTTCTTTGATCGTTGCGTGAAACCGATGGCGTCCGCAGTTCCGAAACAGTTGGGTGAATAATAAAGCACTTGTTCGGGCTTCATGCGGAAACCGATGGCATCGTTGACATATCTGTTCAACGTAGCCGAAGTGTTTGGAAGTTTGACACCTTGACGAATAAGCTGATGCGCCAGGTCATGAAGTTCAACACCCCGTTGAGCTTCCATTGCTGTGGTGAAGAGCCGTTCGAGCTTGTCTTCATCATAGCGAATCCAGTGGTACTTGCTAGCGCTTAGAAATGCGTGAGCGCCGGCGAGGTTGGAATGTTTGTTGAAGATCATCCAGCACTTCCTCTTCATTTTCAGGGTAGATGAAGTTTGCGTACGACATCTCGTTGTAGAAGTTGACGTAGAACTCTTGGTTCGGTCGACGTCTAGAGTTGTACGCACCCTTCGTTTCAAGCATCGCCCACGTGTTTCGGTAGAGGATCAACAAATCCGGAACACCCTGGTGGACGGTGTTCGGATCGAGGTTGAACACGATGCAACCAGGGAAACGATGCTCCAACTCTTTTATAAGCCGAGCTTTAAATCCGTTACGCCCAGTTTCTCGCACGAGTTCCTCCGAAAAATAGGGGAGCTTGTTTCTACTCCTTCTATTATATCCTGCGATCCGGCTGCGAGTGGGTAGTTAATTTGCAAGGTACCGAAATTCCTGAAACGTAGGCCACGTGAAGGTACGGTTCAGGATAGAACTGATAACATCCCGCTCGAGCAGACCGAAGGCGAGGGCCGCTTCCCAGGTGTTCGGGTAGATCTCTTGATGCTTGATCTCGACAACCGGAATATCGCTGCCTTCTGGACCTCTGGTGGCCTGGAGCAGGTATTTGACCATGAACCAGTGAGGACGCCATTCGAGGTTGTCGGCTCGGTTGTTGGATTGGTCGTTGTCTCGATGGATCAGACGGTCGAAGCCTTCTCGGCCTGCCGGCTTTGGTACGAACGTATTTCCTACAAGCTGTGGTAGTGAACGACGGTGCTGCTTCTTTCCTCTCGTCATGCCGACGTAGCATGTTCCGTGTGGGTTTCTTAGGATCGTGAGGATTCGGCCGTTGTCGTCTCTACGGACTCGACCGAGATCGCTCACCGAATATCCTTGGAAGCCTTTGATGTTGCCCCAGTTCTCCACTTCAGCTCCTTGATGACAAATCCAAAAATTTTCGCCAAAACTTTTTTATTTTGTGCATGGTGGGTAGTTGTTTTTTAACTACCCACTCGTGTCTTTGAGAAAGAGTTTTAGGTCAGATTTGGCAGATTTGGCAGAATTTTTGGCAGATCGTCCCGTTTTTTGCCCGAAATCGGGCAGATCATGTAATTTCCTGCGAGTGGGTAGTTGTGATCGACTTGAGGAAGCGAGACTCGTTGAAGCTCTTCTTACTCTTCAAAGAGCGCATGATCGCCTTGTCGATGAGGGAATCCGACATCAAGACATAGTAGTGCAAGGTCGAATATGACGTATTGAGCCTGTCGATCCGACCGTGTGCTTGGTGCCAGTTCTTGTACGAATACGTCAAGCTGTAGAATACCATCGCGTCCGTCGAGATGCAGTTCCATCCCTCTGAGCCCGCTTGGTACTGCACCAGGTACAGCCACGAATCAGTCTCCGGGATGGGTTCGTGCTTGTGGCCATTCCATTCCGCGATCTCCCAACCCCAGTTGGTCTCCTTCAACTCCCGCAGCTTCTCCAACTCGAAGTCGAAGTTGTAGAAGACAATGACCTTCGAGTGAGTGCGCAATAACGTTCTCACCGCTTCCAGACGCGAAGCATCGGAATTGACAATCTTTCTCATCACAAGAAAGAGTTCCGCTACATCCCTTAATGGACGATTCTCGTAGACATGCCATCTTTGCACCAACGCCTTATCTAGGAGTTCCTTGTCGAACTCGACCTTGATCTTCTCAGTGATCCGGGTGGTGTGCCGAAGATATGGCATCTCCACCAAGATCTTGTCTCGATACTTGACTAGCTTGTTGACTCCGACGTATCGGTCAACCTTGGGGAACTTGCTCCATCTGTTGTAGATGACGTGCTCTCGGAGGAACTCGGTTCGGTTCTTGTAGAGTCCGTTGGCGATGAAGACTGGGATGTAATCAAGCCAAGTGTCTCCGGGTGTGGCACTAAGTAGGATCCATCGATTGTTGCGTGCAATTCGAATGAAATCCTTTGTCCATTCTCCAGATCCAACCACACGTTGTTCGTCAAATATGAAGAAACATCCCTGGTGATCCCGATAACGCGAGATGTTATTCCAAGAGTCAACCGTAAGAGTTCCTGCAACTGTGCCAGATTTCTGTCGGCCGACTCCAAACCTGGCAAAGTCCCCGTCCCAGTCAAGGGAATCGCGTTTTTTGGCAGTCGTGATGACAATGACATCTTTGGGTGCCTCATTTTTCATGTAGTATGCAGCGGCCGTGATGGTCTTACCTGTCCCGACATCCCCCCACAATATGGAGCCGTTGTGGAGCTCGTGCAAGGCCTTCTCCTGGTGAGGATATAGCTCAACCATCGAGGTCAATTCGGAGCTGTTTGTGCCACATCTCGTGACTCAAGGGAGCGAACACCAGAGCTCCGCACCTCTCGCAAACCAGGAGGTTGACGGTGTTGTTCTCTTGAACAAAGACCTTTACCTCTCGAAAATTCTTTGGCACATCCATTATTCCTCCGAAAAATTTAAGTCCAAGATCGGGAGGGATAGGAGCCCTGTCCGAGGCTGTCCCATCCCTCCCTTTCCTGGTAGTGGTACTGCAGACGTAAAACGGTTTTGGGCTGTTGATTGCGTCAAGCATGGCTCAATGCCCTGAAAGCCGGGGTCTCTTCCCTATGCGATGGCCGGTCCCGATCATCTGGATCCGCCGGCTCAACGGGAGGTGCGTGTGAAGTTGTTATCACTCAATGTTTCGAGTCTTAAAGGGCTTCAGATATGAGGGTGCCCATCCTCGTTGTAGTACCTTTACTACGGCGGATGCCCGTGAGCGAGCACGTTTCTCACCTCCCTCAATCGTGTTTGTGGAACGCAGCGACAGATGCGGCAGCGTGCCAGTGCTTCCGTCTAACACTCCAGGAGCACTGTGAACACTTGGCCAACCACCCGCCTTTGACCTTTACTACGAAACCTGTGTTTGCCCTGACCATGTCAGTCCAGATATCAAGAGATGCGTGGGCGCCTAAACCGGTGCGTTTGGTCGTTTAAGTGCGATGAGTGTCTCCCCTCAAGCACCCCACTGTTTGAACCTCAGCGAGTGCTGGGTTCGGGATATCCCGCCGGCATGTGGATCTTCGGAGCCGGCTTCACGTCGAGCGGAAGCTCGTCCTGCTGGAAGTCCTTCTCGATCTTGTCGAAGCAGTGCACGAACGCCTTGTGGGTGTAGACCTTGAACCGCCCCTTGCCGCGGTTGTCGGACTTCAGCACCCAGTCATCGAGGTACGCCTTGGTCTGCTTCTCCGTGAGCGGGAGGTTGACGTCGACCTTGATGTACCGCTTGTTCTTCGCATCGAGTTGGACAACGCCGCCACACCACTTGGCGACCTCCTCCATGTTCTCCCGGGTGACCTGAACGGCCTCGATGTTGAACGGCTTGCGGGTGTACTCTTCGATGATGAGCGACATTTAAGTCGTTTCCTTTTCAGTAGAGGCGGATCTCGCCATAGTCGGCGATATCTTGTTTGAGGCTCTCCGGCAAGAGTTCCGGCTTGAGCACCGGCCAGTGCCAGTAGTGGGGCTCTGGGCAGAGTTCAGAACCCAGAACCCCCTCTTCCTCGAGCTTCTTGATGAGCTCGTATTTTCGGTCGGAGACCATCCGAACTTGCTCCCGTTCTTTTCCGAGCCATTCCATTGTCAGTCGTCCGAAGCGAAGTTGACGATGCTGATGTTGGCGGAGAGACCTTCTCGAGCCATGAGACGAGCCGTCTTCGAGATGATGTCGACCGCGTCAACCAGCTCGTTCTCGTCCTTAGGCTGAACCGACAAAGTGACCGAGAAATGTCTCTTCTCGTCCTTCTCATCGGATCCTTCAGCAGCATCGCTGTAGGGGCAGAGGAAGTTGTCGTTGTGTTTCCAGATCTCGCCGTCGCCGTGCTCGTGAGACCAGGACATCACTCCTCCTCGGGTTCCACGTGGTGGCTGTTGATGGGCTGTACGTCGGCGTACTTGCGATCGAGCTCGTCCTCACGGATGGTGACGTACATCGACTTCAGATATGCCTTGATGCCGCCCTTGCCGCCCACCGACCAGGTGTAGGGCCGGAAGATCAGGTCGACGTTCTCGATGTCAGCCCAGTCGAGCATCTCGACCTCGTCCTCACCCAGGTTGGTACGACCACGAGAGGTGATCATGACCACTGTCGGAGGCCGGCCCTTGTAGCCCAGCTTCACCTGGATGTACGGGTCCCGCTCTTCGCCGTCATCGGTCGGACGACCCTGCTTGACGTTCCAGCCGTCCTCGGCCATCTGATCGGCCAGTTCGCGGTCCAGCGAGACGCAGAAGTTCCGGTCTCCGGCCGCGTTCATCAGCCCTTCCTTGCCAGCGAAGTTCTTGAAGAAGATCCTGGCGTTCTCGATCAGGACCGTAGTGTTGGGGTCGAGCGGCATTTTCAGTTCTCCTTCTTGTGATTGTTGTCGAAATCGACGAGTTGTTTGAACTTCCCGTCTTTATCGACCTTGAAGTGGGCCAGAGGCTCCTGTGATTTTGCGATCGGAAAGATGTCGCGCCACCCGAATACACCGGGATCTTCGAATTGATCCTTTCGGATCGAGACGTCACTGTAGACGTGTCTCTTGAGTTGAGGAATATCCTCAGTGATCTTGGCGACGATCTGACCGTGTTCATCGATGGTAGCTGTACCAACCTGAACAGCCGCACCATCGAGGTAGTTCATGACACGGAGTTCCTTGCCGGCAGCCTGAGACAACACGTCACTCGTCACCAACCGCGGCGGATCGTCGTTCGTCCACAGCTCGAACGAGACGTCGTACGCAATGAACGACATCATGTCGAGATCTTCCTGCCACTGGTACAACACCAGATCGACCTCTGTGAGTGCGCGATCGATCTGGTTCAGGATCTCCTGAGCGTTCTTCATCTTGGTCCTTACTTGGCGAAGTCTTCGAAATCGCCGAACTTTGAAATGGTCTTGATTGCGTCTTCGACCAGTTTGTCGAAATACAGCATGTCGATCTTGACCCCGGGATGTGTCCCCATCTTCTTGGCCACCTCGGCCTCGATCCAGAGATATCCCTTGGTGCCGGCAACAGCGTACTTCTTGTCGTCCTTGACCCGATATAGGACGCCACCGCCACAGCCCTCTGTCACCGGGACAAAGCGTCCTGTGCGGCCTACGAACTGCATCTTCACAGGCTGGTCAACCATGTGCATGGGCTTCTCGGAGGTGAAGTCCAGATACATGGCTCCCTGACTGACCTGCTTGGTCTCACACAAGTCGTCCCACTCGATATCCTCGTTCGTGAAGAGCGTCTTGTAGACGTAGGGGTGCTGGAACTGAGCTCCAACCGCCTCCCACTTCTCGCCCTTCTGAGCGATATATACGGCGTCGTTCACGAGGCAGAACTTGTCGTAAGTCCCCTCGAGCTCGAAGTCGTATCCGTACTTCTTGCCGAACTGCACCACGAAATCGATGATCTCCGGCGTAGCGTCAGGAATCTTGATCGAGTCTGTCTTGATATGCGCGACAGTGAACCCCCGCGACTGCACTTCGTGCTTCAGGTCGATCATGAAGAGCGCCCCACGCTTAGCCACGATGTTGTCCTTGTTGCGGACGTCCCGGAAGGGATTGTCAAATTTCGCCGACGTCAGACCGTAGACGATGTTGATCACGATCTTCAGTGCATACGAGAGAGCGTCGGCCTGAGCTTCGTCAGTCAGGTGTGGCGCGAGTCTCCCACCCAACATCTTGCGCGCGATATCAAAGTCGCGATGCTTGATAGCCAGTCGAGCTTCCTTGAGAGCAGCGAAGTTCGGCGTGTACTTCCCGAAGAGGTTGAGCTGGATGATGGATGTAGGATGCATCGAGGCCACATCGAGCAGTGCCACGTTCTGATACATCCCTGGCTCGGCGTACACATAACCGCCTTCTCCGACGACCTCTCCTCGGTAGGTGCTCTTCCCCATGTCGTACACATAACCGGGGAAGTCTTTGGATAGCTCGGTGTAGACGAAGGAGGCTTGAGGGTTCTTGTCGTCGCCGAAAATGATCTTCGCGGTGTGCTTCTGCGTCGTGTCATTGACACTCAGTCCACTCAGTTCAGCAAGGATCTTTCGTGCAACGAAGTCCTGCTCACGAGCCTTGAACACAGCCTTGGTCGACTTGACGTCGTTGCAGCAGTACTCGACGACCTTCTCCACCAGTTCAGGGGGAACCGGTTGATCCCAGGGGTGATCCAGTTCCATGTGAGGCAGACCGAGTTCGATCTGGAACTTCTTCAGGCTCTGCTTCTTCGAGCTGAAGTCGTAGATATCGGCGTAGGAGAGGTTGTAGGCTTCGCCGAACATCGCACCGACATTCCCGTCGATGATCTTCTGAGACAGGTTGTACAGCTGCTCGTTGTTGTAGCCGAGGTAGCGGCCGTAGAGGATATGGTTGTCGTACCGACGGTTGTTGTAACCAACCAGCTTGAACTGGAACAACTGCTCGACTTCCTGAGCAGACGGGTTGATCATCGAGACAACTGTGTCATCGTCCTCGAAGCTCCAGCACACGACGAAGAGATTGGGAAATACCTCCACGTCGAACATGACAAGCCGCTTGTCAGCAGCCGAAACCTCAGCTACTGCCTCTTCCACGGCCGGCGGAGTGTCACCCTGGAACTTCATCTGCTGTACAACCTTCAGACACTGCAAAGGCTGATTGGTGCTGTTGTTAGCAAATGCGACGATCCTCCCTCTCAGGTCGGTGACGTCGTACTGCATACCCGACTCGTAAGCGTCGTCGAGGATCTTCTTGATGAAGTCGATCGACGGCTTGGTGCCGGGATGAATCTCCTTGCGCAGGTTGCGGAGAATAAGATCTCGAAGACCCCTCTCGCTCTGCAGCGTGTTTGCCGGAAGCACTTTCTTCTCCTTAAGCGGTAGACCGCTACTAATTTTGGCTACCGGGACGTTGTTGCATTTGGTCAGTCTTCTTCTGAGCGAAGCCTCTCCGAGAAGAGTCTTAACCTCAATTCCCTCTGCGTAGGACTGAGATAGCTCCCCGACATCTCCTCCATCATAGATGTAATGGAGATGGACACCGTTTCCACCCTTACTGAGCTCGGCGTAAGTGGCTGGCCACTCGCTCGCTGCAGCCAGGTTTCGATCAAGGCTCTTGTTTCCTGAATCGTCCCGTAGATCAAAATCGATGACAATATGAGATTCAGGTACTCGGACGTAATGGAGTTCCGAAGTATCCACGTCAGAAAGAACGGACTGAACCTTAGCCCAGGGTTTCCTGGGGATATCTTGGCCATCAGGACCCACCTTCGAGAGTTGAGCCGGCCAGTCAGCAGCCAGCTCGTCGAAGAGCGACTCTGTCTCCTCGAGCACCAGGGAAAATACCTTGGTGTCGGAAGTCTTCGGCGCTTTGAATTTGTTGGCGTTGAAGCCGGAGTAATAGCTCCTGTATATTACTCCGCCAACCGTAACGCGATCCTCGAACTTGTCGAAGTAGTTCCTCAACTCTTCGCGGACCTTGTACTGCGGTAGGATCTTCTCGATCCCGGTGTCGTTACAGAACTCCTTGTAGAAGGCGTATCCCTGCTTCAAGGTTATCCCGTCCTGTTCCTTGAATACGTCGAAGTACGCTTCGATGAAGTTGAAGAAGACGTCGGTTTGCAACATCATCTCAACCGGTCGATAGGCGTTGTAGTAGTTCTTACCCAACTCCCGATATACCTCGAGACAGTGGTGTGCGATAGCACCGAGCTCGAAGTCGATTCGACTCATCAAGGTGTGGTAGTGGTTTGCAGGAATGATGACGCCCGTGGGATGGACGTCGATCAGCCGCCGAATAATACCAGACTTCGCGTCCGTAATCTTCACAGGCTTGTTTGTACCCATGAATAAGAACGCGTTGACTCGTGCGTCGTAGCCCGGCTTGTACTTCTCGTTGAACCGCATCTCCTCGTGAGAGATGATCGAGTTCAGCATGGTGTTGTCCTCGATGCGGGACAGATCACCATCGTGCTGGATAGCCACCAGCGGGTTGTTTCGGAAGGTTTCCATCGCAAATGCGGTGGCATTACCTAGTGCTTTCGATTCGAAGGTAGTGGTGTACCCTTCGAAAAGTTGTTGAATTACCCCCAGGATTGTGGATTTGCCAGTTCCGGCGGCACCGTAGAATACCATGAACTTCTGGATTTTCTTGGAATCCCCAGAAACCACGGCGCCGATCGCCCACTCGATCTTCAATCTCTCTTCATTGGAGTAGAGAGTACCAACTAGTTCGTCCCAAGCACTGTGATCCCCTGCTACTAGAGGATATGGAAGTCTTCGACTCACGTAGTCGGTCTTCTTCACCTCGTCGTTCGCAAAGGTCAAAGTGTCGTCTAGTTGGTGACTGTTGTCACTGATGTTCTGCAGGTATTTCCGGAACTGGCTCCAACCATTGCTGCCGAAAGATTGGAGATACTTCACGTTGTACGCCAAGCCTGTTTCTTCTTTGAGCTTCTGCGAATATGCTTCAAGCTCTTCGTCGACCAGGCGCTGTACATCGTACTCATCTGTCGACCACAAACCAGCCTTCTCGTCCCAAATTGCATAGAACGACTTTCCTCGGACCATCAAATCCGTGGATCGCCTGACGATAAAGTCTGGGTAGATCTCTTGCGCCCCCCGCGTCTCTTTTGTACAGATGCGGAAGAAATCCATTTAACCCCCGTTCTCCAGAAGATATGCGCTCGCTTGGTACCAGAGCTCAACTTCTCGTTGATCCTCAGGGGCGTGCCTCAAAGGGAACAGTCCACCACGACCATCCGGATCGTAGGTACGCCAGATGACATCGTCTAGAATTTCGTCGACGTCTTGCTCGTCATAGTTTGATTTGTCCGTGCAATGTCTCAGACCGAGGTTCTCCAGCATAATCCAGAACCAATCTTCGACCGGCTCGTCATCCTCGAAATTGAGCATACGAGCGACCCCGATAAGCAACTCCAACATCGAGCAGCCGATGTTCAGCCAATCAGGATCCACTTCGTTCTCGAGACCTTCGTTTTCTACGAACTCGTGTCTCAGGTCGCGACCATCTTCAAGTCGGTTATCGTCGTTTGGAATGATCCACACAAATTCCTTCGAGTGGAGTTGCCTAAGAAGTGACCAGTAGGTCCGGGCGGGATTCTTCAGCTTGACGTTAGTGACTTGACTGCATAGCCACCTGAAATACAGCTCGTCAAGCGGCTCTGTCATCCCTCTTCGTCATCCCATTGTGGTCTCTGCCGGCGACGAGGCTCATCGGAGTGCTGGATCCCCATGACCTCGTGAGCGTACTTGCCGGTGGAATATGTGATCTCGTAGTCCATCTTGAGCTTGGGGTTACGGACCAGGACGACATGCGGCTGATCCGGATCCGATGCTCCGAACATGTTGAGATTCATCCTGCCAACGATGGTATCGACGTTGTGGACGACTTCGTCCGACTCGTCAGCGAGTACGTTGTCGCCGGAGTAGTACGTCAGGGTGACCTGATCGTGCCCTTCCGGAACGTCCATGTACTCATCGAGATCAACGACATACGGCTTGCCCGGGTGCCGGTCGTCCTTGTTGATCTTCAGTTCGTCGCCGTTGTCGAATATGTTTCGCTCGACAATCTGGACTTCAACTTCGCTCTCGACTTCACCATCGTCCTTGGACGTGTGATAAGCCATCCGACCCTTGGCCTCGTGATAGGCCATCGCTGCCTCGGGGCTCTCATCGTCGCCTTGGTAGCTACGCATAGCTTCGGCGGCGTCTTCCAACAGAACCTCCGCAGCGGCTTCCGGAGTCTCGAATTCCTCGGCCTTGTAGGTTCGCTTGTAGAACTCCCGAGCCTCGTAGACTTCCTCGGCGATGATCTGCTCGTACTTCATGGTGTAGTGGCGCTTGGTCAGATACCACGCCAGACCTCCGCCGCCGAACCATCCAACGGCGAAGATCGCACCGACTGCAATCGCTTCCTTCTTGATCTGGTCCATGGCCGGCTCAGATCTTGTCCCAGATGACGCCGTCGACGTTGAAGTCGAGCCACACGGCGCCCTCCCGACCGGTGAAGAAGTCGAGGTGCTGCGGTTCCATCTGCCGGTTGAAGATCCCGAAGTCGATGAAGTTGTCACCGTCTCCGTTCCAGAGCCAGCCGACGACTGCGCCTTCCTTGGTCCGCTCGAGACCCAGCGCGTCGTACACCTCGTTCAGGAACACGTGGCCCTTGGCCCGAAGCTTGTCGTTCAGGAAGTTCTGCTGGCTGCGCAGAAATACGACGTTGTACTCCGGCCACGGACTCCACGACTTCGTTCGGTCGTCGAACAGCTTGGCGTAGATCGAGTGTCCGCTCGGATTTGCCTTCTTGATCACCGTCTTGACGGGACCTTCATCGGTCTCATCGACGACAGTCTTCTCCTCGAACCCGTACCGGAATTCGCGGTCCTTGTCTTCGCCGAGATCATCGACAACCCGGCGACGGTACTCCCTGAAGCCCTTCTCGAGCGCAGCATATGCCGCAGTCAGGCCGGCGTTCCGCTTGGTGAGAACGATATGCGAGCCAGTCAGGCATCCGATGGAAATGACGCCGACGACGATCGCCGGAGCGTACAGCCGACCGATGGTCATGATCGTCTTGGTCATCAGGACAGTCTTGTCCTGGATCTTGTCCTGCTCGCTGTAGTCCTCGTGGACAACAGTGTTGATGTCCTGCATGGTCTTCTGGTGATCGGTCAGGACGTCGTCCACCTTGAGCGTCGCCTTGCAAGCCAGGGCAACGGTTCCGACAACGCCCACAACACCGGCTCCGAACAGGATGACCGGCGAGTGCTTCTGCACCGTGAGGACTTGTCGCGCCACCTTGCTGGTGACGAGTGATTTGATGCTCGAGAGGTTCATTTCAGTTTGCTCCTTAGAGTTTGTTTTGCTGCTGTAGACGGCGGTAGATGGCTACCACTTGATCGTCGGGCATCTTGTCAACCTTGCGGGCCCACTTCCTACCGATGAATACGGTTTTCAAAGCGGCCCGCATGGACATGGTTGCGATAGCCATTAGTCGACTGGTTCAGGTTTCGGGAGGTCGAGCAGATATCCGCCGCCTCGAGTTCGAGAGACTGTGGCACCTTGGAGTCCACCAGGACCCCAACCCCACTTGCCGTCGGTGTAGCTCGGAGTCACACCGACCATCTCGTAGAGATCCGCAACGGTCGCGGTCTCGTACTGCTCGAGAATATCGTAGAGCCGACGGATGACTTCCTCGCCTTCAACCCGAGTGGCCAGGATGATCTCGTCGAAGTCATGAGCGCTTCGAGACCTCCGACTCGGGTCACGCCGAGCGAATTCATCGAGTCCGTTCCGCGGCTTGTTTCCGTTCGTCGCCATCCGGTTGTAGCTGACGTAACCATTCGTACCACCGGTTCGACTCGACCGGCGAGAAGATCGCGACTCACCGAAGAGCATCCGATCGATGCCCTGACTGAACGCGTCGGAGACCATGTCTTTTGCAGCGGGCACGAGGACTTCGAAGACTACGTAGCTCACCACACTGTTGGCGTCACCGCCGACGAACGTCTCAGCAAACCTCTTCCCCAGAGGAGTCTTGCGTCGACGAACCTCGTTCTTCACAACCTTGTCGATCTTCTTGGGCTCGGGGGTCACGACATTCTCGTCGCGCGCTTGGTGGCTGTTGCTGGGGTAATCCATTATCTATTTTCCTCGTTCCTAAAAAGAAAACCTAAAACCCTTGTAGGGTCTTAGGCTCGGGACAGTTGGTCTGGTTACTGCTTGATGTTCTCTTTGTACCAGGCAACCGCCTCGTCGAACTTGGCGTCGGTGTACTTTCGCGTCACTTCGACGGCCATCATCCCGATAACGAACGCAGCTACCGGCATGGCTACCTTTTCGGCAGCGTTTGCGGGGGCTGAGTTGTTCTTGATGAAGCCGGCGACGATCGCAGAAGTTCCGAAGCCAACAACGAGCGAGGTGGCGCGCTTGGCGACATCGATCTTGGTCATTTCAGTTTCCTTTCGTAGGGGTCTCATTATAGGCCTCGTTTTTCCTGCGAGTAGATATGATGGGGCGCATGTTTCCGATACACGGGGGGAACATCGGTCGGCTGTCGTTTACAGGCGAGCATCCGGAATAGGCGAGACCCCAATTCCTTGCTGCCGCCCCACCATAAATCAGTTCGAAGAAAGCTTCTTGCGGTAGGCCTCGATCAGCTCTTCGTGGGACATTTCCCGAGGATCCTTCTCGCCGTCGGTCATGGCCGGAAGGGTAACCTCGTCCACGACGGCCAGGTTCGCCGATGCACCCTGAGCCTGCTTGACTTCTTCGACCATCGCCGCCGGGATGATGGCGTTGACGAACTCGGCCGACTTCTTGGCGTCGGTCACCAGCTCGAAGAACAGCTCCGAGTATGCCTCGGTAGCCAGGAACTGATCGAAGGCTTCGGCCGACTTGCGGAACTTGCCGTCCGGGGTCCGCTCGCCGTAGGCCATTCGGAGGATCTGCTCGAATGCGCCGACGATGTCGCTGCCCTTGCCGGACGCGACGATCTTCTCGAGGTGCTCCTTGAAACCCTCGTTTTCGCTGAGCTGCATCTTCAGGAGCTCGGCCTTGGTGAGGTTGAAGTAGAAGTCCTCGGTGACCTCGACCCCGTCGAGATTCGTGTACGTCATGGTCTTCTTCAGCATTACATTTTCTCCTGTGAGATTGAAAGATAAGACCCTGTGTTTTACAGGGCCTTACCTATGAGCTTGTTCAGCTGGCGGGGGTCTTCTTGTCTTCGAGGTCGGTGACGACGTGAATTTCCTCGGCCATCTTGGCGGCTCGACGAGCGTCACGACGCTCCATCAACTTGACCATCCCGAAGGTGATCGCGGCGCCTGCTACGGCGACGACGACTCCGGTGACGATCCTGTTGGTGGTGGTGTACGGCTCGACGTCCTCCTCGATGGGGAGTTCGTTGACGTTGTCGACAGAGGTGTCAGACATGGTTTTCCTTTCAGGGTGAATGGGTCTCATTATAGGGTCTGTATTTCGTGCGAATTACTGCACGCGGTAGTAACCCCGAATCGGTTCGACCCTGTAGGTGATCGCCAGGCACGGCCGGCCGTCTGTAGCCAGCGTTGTCGAGAAATCGATCTCGAGTTGCTTGTCCGAGTTCCAGCCGACCTCGTCCGAATATGTCGTCCGGGGCAGACCGAGCAAGTCGTACAGATCGCTGAGCGACGCGTAGTAGTTGGAGTTGATCCGGTAGTTCAGATCGTTCTGAGCCTTCTTGATCGTCTCCATGTCGCTGTGGAAATATCGATCGGTGAAGGGCTCGTAGCAGAGCACGTTCCCGCCGGCGATGATGACCTGTCGGTTCTCGACCGGGTGGTTATTGACCTGCTGCTGAGCGAGGTCGTCACGAACCGACTGCTCCTTGATCGTGCCGAACTTCCGCTTGACCTCTTCCTTGTACTCCACGAACGCTCGCTCCGATACCGCGTATGCAGCAGCCATCGCAGCGGCCCGACGGGTGCCGATCTGGTTCGCAAGGATGATAGACGTCACAGTCAGGACACCGACGGTAGCCGGAGGAATATAGCACGTCCATACCAGCCGAACCTTCTCTTTCGTCTCGAGCTTGTGCGTCTCCGTCGAGTGGATGTTCTCCTTGAACTGTGCGTCATCGATGATGCGCGCTGCCTTGAAGGAGGCCTTACCTGTGAGTACTGCGGTGGTGACTGTTCCAGCGACTCCGATGGCGGTCAGAATCAGGGGTGAGTTGTCGGCCGTGAATCTCTCAGCCTGCTTGAAGATCGTCATCAAAGTCATTGCGATACTCCTGAATTTTGTCGAGCAGATAATCATCTGCGGCTTCTTGCTCCTTTTGGCGGCGGAGCTCCGCTTTGCGTTGCAGGGTCTCGTATGCTCGACGTCGCATTTCCTTCTTGACGGCGTGCTTGTGATCGAGCTCGACGGCCACGACCGCAATGGCCGTTACCACAACGAAAATCAATACCACGAGAAGGGTCCTGGTCAGTGAAAATGGCTGTGCGGTCGTGTCCAACATCGTCAGTTTCCTTTCGTTATCGCGCGAGGTGGCGCAGCAGCAGGAACAGCCACCAGAGTCCACCGGTGATCACACCCAGAAAGAAATCTAGGCAGAAGTGCAGAAACCCGTACCTCTTTTTCTTCTTGTTCATTTTTCCCTCCCTACCATTTAATAGTTTGACGAACGAGCGTCATTGCTTCGGACTTGGTCCTCGTGGGAATATCATTCCGACGAAGAATCTTGTAGACGGCCTGCCGGCTGAT